TCAACAATCTTCGCAAGAATGGCTGAATCAGGAATACCCTGGGTAAGTGTGGATGGAGCATCAACCATAACTTCATCTTTGTTATATCCACCCCAATCACACATAGCTTCAAGACCCTGCTTGACAGCATTGATTGCCGCAAGAAATATCGAGTATATTGATGCGCTCTGCGTTGATTGACGTATTCTGAGTGATTCAGCCGCTTCAACTCCTTTACGTGCGTCTAAGATAGCTACACCGTGTCTGATTGCTTCTTCATACAGATCAGTAATATGTGATTTTACATGAGTGAGTGCCGCCGTATCAGTTTCTGTATAAAAAACACGGGCTTGTTCATTTTCAAGAACAATCATGACAGAAGATCCAACAACATTCGGAAGATTTAAATCATTGGCGGCACCAACAATACATAAAGTAGGATTACATGAAAGATATTCTGAATTTGCAAGATCCGCTTCTTTTCTATAAATCTGAACAGAACAATTGGCAACTGAGATTAAAGGAATCGGCTGAAGATCAAACGAATTGTTTATTGATCCAGAAAGAAATAATGGTATTCTATCTAAACTTTTACCTCGTAAAGTAGGGGATACTTCAGTATCAACAATTTTCTGACCGTCCGACTCATACAAAGCCGTGGTATACGCACCGTCTTCAATCCGCAAAACTCTGTAAACGTCTTTGGTGTCATGTGAAAAAATATCATCAGAATCAGGAACAGCTTCTTTTAAAACCCCTAAAGATAAACTTTTTTCTTCAGAAACGATTGAAGTTTTCCAATTAATAAATTCCTCTGCCTTATAATCAACAAATCGAAATTCATTTTTACTGGAAATAACATCTACCAACAATGGGCATCTGCCAGTTTGGAATACTTCAATTATCATATCCATAAACAACTGATCAAGATTTCTTCCGTCTTTGGTAGCCGTTTTCAAGATATATTCAAGTTGTTTTGGCACATTAAATTCAGGAAGTTTTGTAATTACAATTCCTAAAGCTCCGGAAAGAGCATATGCAGTGATAAGTGGGAAATGGGCACGTTCTTTATAGCCAATGTACGCATCTTTGTATTCATTTTTCATTCCAGAAGGACGTGGTAGATATTTTTCTGCCTTGGATTTAACAACATCTTCCCCATCCATACAATCACGAACTCTTTCCCAGGCATCTCGATTTTTTTCATAATCGGGATGAATAGTATCAACCGATGCATACGAAACTTGCTGTTTTTCTGTGTCTGCCATAATAATTGCTCCTTTTTAGTTTGCTACAGCCCTACGTTGCAATGTAATCAACTTTCTTGCGATTAAATAACGTAAGGAATCCATTAAATGGTCTTCAAGCTCCGTATCAATATCTTCTGGCTTCTTTTTATCTCTTTGCATTACAGGCAATGTTCTTATATGGTGCTGAGCTTGATCAAAAAAATATAAATGAGGACTTTCTATATCCCCTCTTTTTGCGGCTCCCAACATCTGTCTGATCAATGACCATCCTGCAATTCTTGACCCTGCTCCTTTATAAGCCCTTGTCCAACGACATCCATGAGTTGCTAAATTTGTTCCAATTGAGGTTCCGTCTCTAACTTCATAAATAGATGTATCTGCCGGTCCTGGAATACATTTGATATTATATTCAGTAAGTAAGGATCTGTCAACATTCAAAACACGCTCAGCTATTTCTGAGGATATAGCTTGATCCCCTTCATTAACATTCCCATTCCACCCATATATCTCTGTTGGTACAATTACTGAGTTTTTAGGGATATAAGGAAGAACATCATCAAGTCCCCCTGGTTCAGGTTGTTCTCCATTTGTAATGAATGCATAAGTGACAGCCCAAGGTTTGCTTGAACCCCAGTCAAAACTTCGGGTAAGTGTCCAAGAAGATGGAGCTTTAAATGTGGGGAGTACATGAATATTTTTATCCCATACATCTGTAAAAAAACCACCTATCAAAAGATCCCAAGAACCATCAATCCAGGCTTTTCTTAACATTTCGTTGTCTTTTGTCAAAGAAAAGATCTTAGCCATGTATAATGGATCAGCTTCCGCAAGAGATTTATTCTCTGATTGAAAACTTTGAACATGTGTTCTGGTTACAGTCAATTCCTGTTTAACCATTATTCCTTTTGGGTTAGGAAATTCAACTTCTATGGTTTCTTTATGAATTTTACCAACTGGCACAGTATCAATAAAACGTTGTTTCACCCATTGATGGCCTGGACCACTTGGATTACATGTTGCTCTGTATTTTGGGGTGATTTTTTTGTTAGATGATCGACTACAAGACATTAATTTCAGATAAACTTTATCAAATGCATGATTGGTAAGCTCCTCCCATCCAATCCAAGGATATTCATGACCATGATACTGCTCATAATCAGTTTCGGTACGTGCATAATTCAACCAGAGTGTTTCACCTTCAGGAAATGTCCATATTTTTCGAGATCCATTATATTTTGCAAGCGGGAAGATTCGAGGAATCCATTTTCTGGTCTTTGATATAACATCACCAAGCTCTGTTGTTGCTTCTCTCAAAAGTAAACCTTTGTAATCAGATCCAAATCCTTTCCCTACATCTTGCAAAAAATCCATTATTAGAACATCAGTTTTACCACCACCCCTGTTCCCATGCAAAAGACATTCCCATGCAGGGCAAGTCAAGAATCTTTGCTGAGAACCAGGCCACGGTTCCCATATTACTGTCGGTTTCTTTCTCATTTACTCTACCGAAAAATTATATTCAACATAAAATTGACATCGGTAAGCAGACGGAATTGGAAATAAAGGACTTCCAACAAATTTCGGCAATACAACTGCCGACATTGATGCGTTCAGAGACTTTCCTTCATACCTCTTACCATCAGGATGTTGCATTTTCTCTAACTGGGTGATGAACGTTTTACACTTTTTCTTTGCCGCTTTTTCAGTAGCTCCGTAAAAATAAACTTTCATTTTACTTCCTCCCTTGGTTGACTATGATCAATTCCTTTCTCGTACCAAACTTTCTGTGTTGTATCAACAATCCCTTTACAATTATTGCATATATATTTCCGGCTCATATTGGGAGAAGGATGATTAACAAATATATGATAAGAACAACTATCTAATAAAGAATGGTTCTTTTTAACATCTTCCCAAATATCTTTAATGGCACTTACGGATAATCCACTCATCTTACCCAAAGCTTTAATTCCTTTTCCCTTTTTTGGAAGTCTCATCTATAATTCCCCACAAATTCAATAGTTATAAAATACCATCCTGAATTTATATATTCCAGGGGACTTATACTTATTATCTGTCCCGGTTTCAATAGATCTTCAAAATTATCAACTTGTATCTGAAGATCTTCCCTGGTTTTAGCTGAGAATGTTCTTTTTTGTATTGCACTCATAAGCTCTCCAAATCTTTCATGCTGATTACCCCAGAATAATCATTAATTCTTGGAACTTCATCCACCTCTATTGAAGGGGCAGTATGTATCATTTTAAAATATTTTCTATTTTGCTCTACTTTCTTCGGTCTTGTCTTTGGATTTCTCCAATTTTCAGTTAATTTTATATTTGCTGGCTTTACTCTTGCTTTCATTTCTTCCTCTGATAATCCAGCTAAATATTTTTTCAGAGATTTTGCTCTTTTCTTACATAGGGCTTCCTTTTTTGCCTTTCCCATATTAGCCCAATACTTTTTAAGTCTTGCAGACCTTTTTATTCTGCCTGCTTCTATTTGTTCTTCAGTCTTATTTTTGTTAAATCGAGCAAAATTTAAATGCCCTATATTAATTCTTTTGCACTTCATCTCTCTTTCATTTATAATGCACTCAAACAACATATTAGGAATTAACATATTAAACATCTACCACCTCTTCTTCCCATTCTTCAGCAGTTACTTTATCAGGAATCACCAATACACCATGAACATTCATATTCATACTCTTTTGCTCTATTTTATCAGAATATCCTACTTTGTTCATGGTCAAAAACTTAAATAACGATGTATTAAATGATCTCTCATTCAAATTACTCTTTCCTTCTCGTATCCACCATGCTTCATGCATCGCTTGTCCAACTTCATAAGCAGTATTAAAAGATTCATATTTTTCTGCCCATTTTCTCAGGGTGTCCACTGATACTTCAAACTGAGCCGCTATCTCTACTTCACTCGAACCCTCTCTGCTCATTTGAATATATTGAATTGGATGAACAGAAGCTTCAAATTTAGCATTCGGAAAATCAAGATACTTTGCCATGGTCGTGGATATTAAATTCTCTTTTATAACTGGATCTCCACCATGTTTTTTACACAATGTTCCTTTTCCTACTGCTAAATTCTTGCATTGTGATATTTCTGTTGATTCTCTACTGGTCATTCCAACAAAACTGCACCTTTGTTTTTTGTATTTTTTCTTTATCTTTCTTTTAACAATTATTGGCAGTTTTTCTTTGTCTGATTTCTTTTTTTGACTGTTTCTGCTCTTAACAAGAACAATTCTGTCTTTCTTTTCGTCTTTCTGCTCTCTTAGCTCTCTTACAGTCTCTTTTTTGCGTCTTTTAAGCTTTCTCATAAGTGTCTCTATTTGTTTTGTCTAAACGTGTCTTAAATCGTCTTAAATCTGTCTTTAACAGCTTTCATATCGTTTTCAAGATCCGTCTGTAATCTCGGTAATCCTCTTTCTCTAACATGTTCTGAATTAACTTCTCAGAAACAAAATCAGAAAAACCCTTTGCCGTCTCTTTGTCCCATTTATCTAAACAAGTATAAACAAACTCTGTTATTAAATCTTTTGTTTGTTTGGGGTCTTCCTCAGATAACAGAATCCATAATGCTATAAGATTCTTCTTGATTGATAATGATGTAACAGTAGAAGAAATCCTGATTGAGATTCTTAAAGAGCCTGTCAAATTAGTTTTGGTTAAAGTTTCCATTTAATGATAATAAGAAATTGTAATACGGTTGTCAATAGTGTAAGTGAAATAATAGTACGAAAATAATACGATATAAGTTTTTAAAAAATATTTGAGTATTCGGTTTTCTGTGGATTTTGATGTTTTGTTTTGATTTTATATAAGATAGATTTATAAGATAATACCGATTAATACCGATTAATACCGCTTTTTCAGAAAAATGAATGTGGTGGAAAAGGTGCACCCCGTTCATTTAAAAAAGGGGGTTCAGAAAATAAATGGCATTAATTTAATAATCCAAATTTATTCAATGAAGCGCATTCATTTAATATATGATATTCATCCACTGAACCTCATTCAGTTAATAAATTATATTTATATAATAATTATGGTTCATTATATAATTAATCTTTATTAATTAATTTTAATTCATATTATGTGGTGGTGCACAACCAATAATTGTCATTAGGACAAAATTTGTCATACAGTAAATGAATTGAATTCATTCGTGGCACAGAAAATAATAATGAACCTTATTCACTGAATGAATATACTTTATATAATGAATTGTATTTAGTGTTTTTGTTCAATATAAAATGAACCGTATTCATTTAATTATACGTGTTCATATTGCTTTTTTTAGTGCTTGTAAGTACTTGATTTTATTCAATAAAAAGCGAATTTTAAGATACAGACTTTTTACATAGCAGTATAAACACCCTTGTCCTATAGCTCTTAAAACGCACAAAAAACGCTTTTAAACACTACTTGTAATAAAATCAATAGGTTACGTATTTTATAGTTTGTATTCATTTTACTAAATATGGTTCATTTTCTTTTGGTCATTCATTTTTCTTTGGTTACCAAAGAGATGACGCATTGCGTTAGGTCACCAAACACTAAAATTTATAGGGCGTAATTGCCAAACCATTTTGCTGAATTCAATTCATTTACTGAATTAATTTTTATTAATTAATTTTAATTCTATAAATAAATATGGTTCATTTAATGAATTAATTTTTATTAATTAATTTTAATTCTATAAATAAATATGGTTCATTTTTTAGGTCGGTTTTTTAGGTCCTTTTTTTGATTAATTTATTTTAATTTGTTGGTCAGGCTGGGCATAGTTTTTGCAATACGTGCGGGCGTGCCTTCAGTATATTTTTAATTAATTTTTATTATCGTCTTATGTTTTTACAAATTAATAAAAATTACATTCAATTAATAAACGTAAATTATTTTAATTTATTTTAATTTTATTTATGTTAAATTATGCAATAAAATCAATATGTTACTTAAATGAATGATATTCATTAAAAATGTTTAATAAAATCAGATAGTTACAAGCAAAAATAATTGTTGACAGACTTGTTTTAAACCTTTATTGTTTACCTGAAGTAAATGATCTTTTTCATTCTTAATATAAGCGAACGGGGGCAAGAACAATTTGCCAAAAATGCAAGGCAAGCACAAGCGCCAAAAATGCTGAAACCCGCTCCAATTAAGACGATCTTTGAAAATTTGTTTTTTTGAAAATGTAAAAAAGTAGCGGTCAAAATATGCAGAATATAAATTTTGAAAGTTTGTAAAATACGCTAAGCTATTGCGTTAAAAGGGCAAGCCAAAAACAACTAAGTCCTTTTCCTTTGAAAATAGCATAGTTTTTA